TGGTAGATACTTTAATATTTCGGCGGCTTGTTCTCTAGGTGTTTTTAATTGCTTTAAGAGAGATCTTATAGAACGGCCACGGGTTTGACATACCCAACACTCCCAGAAGTTCTTACCCTCTTCGTTGGTTGCCATATTAATTTCTAACTTAGGTTTACGGTGATTGCAGAAAGGACAGTGAAAGGCGTAATTATCACGTGCACGCTTTTGTCCTTTGCCTAGAATATTTTCTAGTCCTGCAAGTAGGAAAGTATAATCCATAAAAAAATCCGTAACTATATTACTATAATATACGGATTATAATTAAATGAGACAACTTTTATTATGAAATCTCAAATTTAATGTCTGGGTATATATCTCTTTCGCCTGGGTCTGAGTCGTACCAATTGCTTGAGTTTGTAATTTTTCCTCCGTGCTGTTTAATAATATCTTCTACTTTTTTCCAAGCGTCTTCAGGAAGGCTATTTTTATAGAGGAAGGATACTTTACCTAATTTAAAGCTCTTCCATAAAAGGTTTAATATTGTGAGGTCCATATTCATCTTTAAGTATATGAGCTACAGCTTTAGCAAATACTCCATAATGCATACTATCGTCAATAGAAATAATTGCATCATTGATAGCTTTAGCAGCGGAAGCTACTTGATTATCTTGTTCAAATATTAGTTCTTTTAATTTCATCTTCCTTGTCCTCTATATACTTTAGTATAGTTTTTAGAGCTCTTAAGCTTAGATTGTTTTGTTTTTGCTTTAATTCCTGGTCTACTTTTTTTCGACTTTTCTTTAAATGCAACTAAGTTAATTCCTTTAGCCAACTTTTTTAATTCTAACGTTTAAGTTACCGGTTCCTTTAATTAGTCTATGATAAGTTTCTTTAGGTATAAATATCTCGTTTTCTATTGTTCTGGGAATATCATTATCTAATTGAAATTTCCAATCAGTTTCATGAAGCGGAGTCACATACCTATCTTCTTTATCCCTATGCCAAACTAATTCAAATTCTTGAACGTTTTCTGAGAATGTTCTGATTTCTCCTTCTTCGATGTACGGTCTAGACATCTAGTTTAACTTGTATTGTTAATTCAGTATCGGCCGGTTTTGGTAGAGGTTGTGCAAGCTTTCCTACAGCGATGAGCTGATCAGAATCATTGTATAGTCCTACTGCTGTAATATACGGTTGGAATGCTGATCCTGTAATGTTGTTTGAGTAAACTCCAGAAGGCTGTACGTACTTACTACCGGAGTATTCTAGTACTGTAGATTCTAATTGGGCTGTAGGATTTAAGGTATGGTTATATTCGTAGTCTGATATTTTTAAGTTATAGGTATAGGTATATAGTGGCTGGTTAGATTTAAACTTAATAGATGGTCCATCACTTGCAGCTTCAGAAGCACTTAAATGTAGATAATGATTGTATGAAGTAACTATTAATTGTCCGTGGGTGTATATAATATTTCCTACTCTAGAATTATTATAAATAAGATTACCTTCTCCATCATCTGTAAGGATAAATCCGGTAGGGAATGTACCGGAGTCAAAACTAGAGGATATTTGAACAGTACTAGGTTCTAAATTTAGCCCAAAAAGTTTACGGGGAATAGAATAAATAATACCTTCACCTTGGGTATTTAAAGTCCTTGAACCTGATACTGAGAAAGATGATTCTATGTAATTCTCAAAACTACCTGAAGAATTTACTATGCCTGAGCCGGTATCGAAATTTGAATAGTAAAGATGTTTTATACTATAGTAATTCAAAAGCTTATTTGATCCTCCAGGTTGAGTATATGGAGAAGTGTAATAGTACCTTGAATAGGTAGATGTATCTATATATTGATCGCTCATCTACTACCAGTATCCAGAGAAGTTAGAACCACCGCCAAGACTCTTCCAATAACGGCCGATATTACACGACCAGTACCCTGGTTTAGTCTTATCTTTTTTCTGTGCACATTTATGACGTGCAGCAAAAGCAGCTCTTGCTCCTCTCTGTTTGATTTTAACTGAGAGGCCTGTATCGCCGAATGATACTTTCTTTACATTTTTAGTTTTAGGATCTCTAACATAAACATAAAACTTTTTAGACCCCCCACGCTTAGGTTTATTAAGCTTGACTTTCTTCCCTCTATACTCGGCTTCTGGGATATAGTCTACAGATGCTTTTAGCATTTCAAAGCCGTTATAATCAAAAGTTTCGTTTTGAAGTTTGATAGCTTTTCTAAACTTATCCATATTGATTGAAGCACCAATAGATTCTACTAATTCTTTTATATAGTCAAAATCAATCATTTCGTCTATAGAAGCTGCTTCATCAATCATTTCATCGTTTTCGATCATCTCATCAATCATGCATCCAACTTCAAAAAGAGGGTTATAAGAAGGTGATATCATAGGAAGATCTAAAGGAACTTTCATTCCATTATAATCTCCATACTCACCAATATCTGTAGTCTCTAAAAGCTCTACATCTTCTTCTGACAATTCAATGTCTCCGTTTTCATAAGCTTCTCTGGCTTCTGCAAAGAGTTGAACAAAAGAGTCCGATGAGTACCTGTAGACATGCTCGTGAAGAGATAGATTGTTTTCTAAATGATACTGTAGAGATGGGTACCCTACTACGTCTTTAAGCTTTATCATAATTAAAATCTTTTCTGTAGAATTTAGCTAAGATGTTATCGTTAATATATTCATTATGCTCTAACACCTCTTTTATAAATAGATACTTACATTCAAAGTAAGTCAGTAGCTTTTTTGTAGGTACAAACTGTAATATCTCTCTACTAAATTCTTCCTGTTTACCTTCTTTAATTAGCCCTTTAATTTCCTGATGAGATCCATAATAGGTTTTCCAATCAGATTCTTTTTGAACTTTTCTCTTTCTTTTAGTCCCTTTTAAAGGAGGTAACGTTCTATTAAATATAAGAACTTTTTTCCCAATGTACTTACGGCCGGTAGGCAAATGTAGTACTTCATATATAAACCCGTACGTCTGATCGGGCATCTCATCGATACTTTCTATCTTTTTACCTTTATAAAACCACATCAATTATTTTTTAATTTCCGTATATACCGCAGTCTCCTCCGCTTGTAAATGAACTACCATCCCAATATCTCCAGTCTGTACCGTCAGAATAGTATCCTGCAGATGCTAAAGAACTACAAGAACCATCCGTATATAGTTCAGTTGCACTTGTAAATGATACTGCATCCATTCCTCGTGTAGTAGGTGAAATTAGTATGTCGTCACACGCAAAATTAAATCCAGCTCCATCTCCTAATGTTACTGTATTACATACCTGTGTAGGAGTTGGGGTCGGGGTAGGAGTTGGGGTCGGAGTAGGTGTAGGTGTGGGTGGATTACAGGTTGAACAACTAATATAAGATGTATAGCCTTCTATATCTCCATTTGATCCATCTCCTCCTGTGTTAGAGTACTGGTAGCATGTGCTTCCGCTTTTTAGTACTTGGAAGCTAATTGGACTGCTGCTAGAGACTTGTAAGGTAGCCCCAGATGGATTATCACAGTCAACAAAGATTGCATAATATGTTATAGGCGTAGGGGTTGGTGTTGGAGTAGGGGTTGGTGTTGGAGTAGGGGTTGGTGTTGGAGTAGGTGTCGGGGTAGGTGTCGGGGTCGGAGGTAGGCATTCTGCACAGCTTGAATATGAAGTATATCCTGCAATGTCTCCGTTTATTCCGCTTCCTCCGGTACTAGAGTATTCATAACAGGTAACTCCATCAGACAGTATCTGATATGAGATAGGGCTAGAATCTATTACCTGTAAGGTGGTCCCTCCTGGGTTGTTACATTCAACAAAAGTTGCGTAATATGTAATAGGTGTTGGAGTCGGAGTAGGTGTTGGAGTAGGACATCCGGTTCCTCCTACGGCTTGAAGGCTTGAAGGTACTGTAAATCCTCCTGTGCTATTTTGGAATGTATCGTTATAGGTGTAGTAGTCGATAGGGGTAACTGAGGTGTCTCTATAAGTTGCGTTAACTGCTGGTTCGGCTCCTAACGCATAAGTTACTGTTTCTCCTCCATCACAAGCATCAAAGTTATAATATGTTATAGTTGGCGTAGGTGTTGGCGTAGGTGTTGGAGTTGGTGTAGCAACTGTACAGTCTACTACCTGGGTAACTGTACCTTGAGAGTCTACTAAGTATGATTCACTACTATCTCCGTTAACGAAATACTTTCCTCCCCCATTAAATTCACTCCCAGGTCCTGATGAAGCTGTGTAAAATATGTCATTTACACTCACCGGGAGTGATGTAGAATCTATATAGATAGAACCAAATGATGTAGGTGAACTATCCCCACAAGCTTCCCCTGATGTGTTCCAGCCGGTACCATCTACTAGATCTGCTCTTAGATTAAAGAATACGTACGTTATAGTAGGGGTAGGAGTGGGTGTAGGGGTAGGAGTTGGACAACCGGTTCCTCCAGCTGCCTGTAGGCTTGACGGTACAGTGAATCCGGCCGAACTATTTTGGAAGCTACCATTATAAACATAGTAGTCTATAGGGGTAACTGAAAGGTCTTGGTAAGTAGATCCTGATGCTGGTTCAGAGCCTAGAGAATATGTTACTGTTTCTCCTCCATCACATGCATCAAAGTTGTAATAAGTTATGGTTGGAGTAGGAGTGGGGGTAGGAGTAGGGGTAGCTGCAGTACAGTCTACTATCTGAGTAACTTCTCCGGTACCGTCTATTAAGTACGTTTCGCTGCTGTCGCTATTAACAAAGTACTTCCCTCCACCGTTAAATTCACTCCCGGGTCCGTTAGATGAAGTGTAGAATGTATCCCCTACATTTACAGGTAAATCAGCTTGATCTATGAATATAGATCCAAAAGATGTTGGTAATTCATCCTCACATGCTTGAGTTGATGTATCCCACCCGCTAACATTATTCCCGTCAAATGTATCTGCTCTTAATTCATAGAATACATAAGTAATAGTTGGGGTTGGTGTTGGAGTTGGTGTTGGGGTGGGGCAGCCAGTTCCTCCTACAGCTTGAAGGCTTGACGGTACAGTAAATCCAGCTGGACTGTTTTGGAAATTACCATTGTACACGTAGTAGTCTATAGGAGTGAATGTATAATCAGCATACGTAGAACCGGATATAGGTTCAGATGGTAATGAATAGGTTACTGTTTCTCCTCCATCACATGCATCAAAGTTGTAATAAGTTATAGTTGGAGTCGGAGTAGGTGTTGGAGTAGGAGTGGGTGTTGGTATACAGCTAATAATTTGAGTGACTGTTCCTAGGCCGTCAATAAAGTAAGTTTCACTACTATCTCCATTAACAAAGTACTTACCTCCTCCATTAAATTCACTTCCTGGTCCTGATGAACCGGTATAGAATATGTCGTTCACTGATACAGGTAGAGAGCTAGATTCTATATAAACCGGGAAGAAAGAAGTTGGAAATTCGTCTTCGCATGCTTGTGTTGATGTATCCCATCCATTAACATTATTCCCGTCGAATGTATCTGCTCTTAATTCATAGAATACATAGGTAAGGGTGGGAGTAGGAGTGGCTGTCGGGGTAGGGGTTGGACAACCGGTTCCTCCAACTGCCTGTAGACTTGACGGTACAGTGAATCCAGCTGGGCTGTTTTGGAATACTCCGTTATACACGTAGTAATCTATAGGTGTAAAAGTATAATCAGCATACGTAGAACCGGATATAGGTTCAGACGGAAGAGAGTAGGTTACTGTTTCTCCTCCATCACATGCATCAAAGTTGTAATAAGTTATGGTTGGAGTAGGAGTAGGTGTTTCAGTTTCAGTAGCTGTTGCTGTTGCTGTTGCGGTTACAGTAGGAGTAGGAGTAGGTGTTTCAGTTTCAGTAGCTGTTGCTGTTTCAGTAGCTGTTGCTGTTTCAGTAGGAGTTGGAGTAGCTGTTGCTGTTTCAGTAGGAGTTGGAGTAGCTGTTGCTGTTGCAGTAGCGGTAGCTGTTGGAGTAGCTATTTCAGTAGGAGTTGGAGTAGCTATTTCAGTAGGAGTTGGTGTTGGAGTTGGAGTAGGAGTTGGTGTTGGAGTAGGAGTTGGAGTCGGAGTAGATGTTGGAGTAGGGGTTGGTGTTGGAGTAGGAGTAGCTAGAGGATCAATGTACCTATCAAATAGAAAAGAATAAATACCGTTTCGGGCTAGTTCGTCTCCAGAAAAACTAAAACCTTTCTTCGCAGTATACGAAGTTATTACGGCATCTTGATTCTTTAATTTTTTGAATGATCCCATTCATTAATAGTCAAGCTTGATACGAATAAGAGCTTCTTTAGTGAAGTCTTTTAAGAGTGGAGTTGATAGTTTAGCCACTCCCAGTAGGTCGTTATTGTCATTATATAATCCTACGGAAGTAATATAGGCCTGGGGAGAGTCAATCATAATATTATGAAGCAGTTCTCCTGACCCGGTAATGTTTGATGGGTTTGTCGAATAGTTAAACTCACTATTTCTTGCTCTAACAAAAACGTAATTTGAAGTTACTGTCTCTTCTGATCTTATAGTAAATGTAGGAGAAGTGGGAGCTTCTAGGGCGTTATAAATTACTTGTAAGTTGTTAGGAGCAGTATTGGAATTGGAAGTTGTATTTAATGCTCCTATATACCCATCTGCAGCTAATAAGTCTGCGTTTAATACTATTAATCCTACATCGGGGTATAACTTACCATACTCAACATCTGAGTTAGTTATTGCACCAGCTGTTCCTGGTTTGATTGCATAAACTCTTCCTGCATCAACGAATGTATCTACAGAAGCAGATAAACTATTATCTGTTAAGCTAATTTCAGATGATCCTTTTAGTTTTAAAGTTAAAGAACCGGGTAATATTTTTTCTTTAAATCTTGCTCTCTCAACAGAAATAAAGTATACGCTATTAGGTGTCAAAGTTGAAGAACCAGAAATAAAAGTAAAGTCTGTATCTTCATCTCCGTTAACTAAAGTTCTAAATTGACCATATACTGTAGAAGAGTAAGATTTGTTTGTAATAGAAGAATCAAATAGAAGTGATCCGCTTCCTACTCTATTACCGTATGCTACTGAGAATTGTATGGCTGCTGAGCTAGCAGCAGCATCTTCATTATATACATTTATAAAGTAGTTTCCTGCATCAGTACTTATAGCATTACTTGCAGTATAGAATGCAGTTAATGAAGTATTATTACCAGTCCAGGCTGGTGCTGTAATAGAATCAGCACTTACTACGATATCCTCTTGGTCAAATCTTTTAAACGACATATCTTATTAGTTATTTACTTTTATAATAGTAACAGGAATAGTAATTCTAGCTCCTGAATCTCTACCGATTAGAGTTACTGTAGTCTGTAGTTGAGATCTTGTTCCAAATAGAGTATTTACTGTAGTAGCAGTAAGATTAATAGAGGTTCCTATCACGGTCTTAGAAACGTTAGTTCCTACAGTAGTTGTAGTATTTAGTCTTTCAGCTTCTTCCGTATTAACCCCAACCCCGGTAAAGGTAGATAATACCCTTACGTCTGCAATCGTTGCTGTATATCCTCCAGCTTCAAAAGTAGAAGTTGCTCCTAAATAATTTAATGTTTGAGGAGTAATAGCCAGAGCAGCTCCTTGTTTAAGTCTAATAGCGTTATATCCTGCATCTAGTAATGGAAGTTTAGAAGTACCTCTTGGAAGAGTGGTAAGTTTATATTTCATTACCTGAGTTTCATCAGGGAACGCTTCTAGTAGTGGCATATTTTCAATAGCCTGTCCGTAAAAAGCTGAACCTGAAGGGTGTTGAGGATTATATAGGGTATAGTCTATTTCGTCATCTGCTAATGCAAATTGAGTTATTTTAAAAGAGCCGTCTCCTCTTGCTAATAGCTCTCTACCTTTTTTAGTTAGTATAGCATCTACTGTTACTACGCTGTTATTTAAAAATCCCATTTTCTAATGTCTTTTATATAAATATATTCTTTTTTATTTTTCTATCAAACACTACACGTATCTAATTCGAACAGTAGTTGACCATTATCGTCAATATAGTAAATCTCTTTCGTATCTTGAATCCAAAGTTTTTTATCTCGTAGTCTATAAACTTGATTAGAGTCTGCGTTATAAATAGTGTCTCCTATTACTATTTCAAACTTAGTACTTGTAGTTCCAATGTTGATAGCAATGTTAGAGGGGTACACATCTTTTTTATAAGCTCTAATAACTGTAAACTCAGTTCTTGCTATACTTTGAACTTCTATACTAACTACTTTCATTACCTCGCCCGTGTTCCCTCCGATTCTTATTATATCTCCTGATTTTATATCAAGATAGGTATTGTACTCTATATCAGTATCTGATTCTGAGTTTACAATATTACTAGCTGGAGCTGGTATACCTAGAGACTTATACCTAACTTGAGGAACTTCTTCTAAATTCTCTACCCCTATTAATGCTTGCGGGTTTGGTGCGTATAGTAAATCTCTAACTACCCTATTATCTGAAGATTGAGAGCATATTAGGTTGTCTGCTGTATCCACACCGTAAGACGATCCTTTAAAGCTTACAGCAGAAAATGCAGGAATAGTCCCATAATCATCTATAGATGTTTTAGTCCCATTATATCTTGCATTTATAAATCCTGTATCTGTATGGTTGGATTCTGCAAATTTTGCCGGGGTTCCGTTACCCGAAAGTATATTTTGTATATTTAAAGGTACTATTTGATCGTTTGTTCTGTCTACATCAAAAATAAAAGATGTTGTTCTTATCTCTTCTGTGTTACCTAATATAGCATTATAATCATTGTACGTAAATGGAATAGGTAATATAAAAGGTGAAAAACCTATTTCAATGCATTCTCCTGTACCTACTCCTTGTGATTCAGTATTAAAAGGTGTTGAATCTACATTTAAAAAATAATGAGTGGAATACGGTATTTTTTCTATTATATTAAATTCAGTTCCATTAATGTTAATAGTACTAGCTTGCTGAATTGTGTAATTGAAATTGGTAGAAGAACAGTTTAATGTGCTAATAGTAATTCCTGCGATATTACTCCCCCCAGAGACAAATAATTCAATTTCTCCTGCTCCAGGGTCAGTTATTTTGAATGTTTCAAAATTCATTTTTTTTACCGATTAACAAGTTACTATTTGTTGGACTGTTCCTAAATTATCTATCAAGTAAACTTCATTTAATGGGGGGTGTTTGAACCATTTAGTGCCACCCTGAAGTTCATTACCTGATCCGTACGTATTTAAGTAGAATACATCTCCAACTGTAACGGGTAAAGAAGCAGATTCTATTAATGTAGATCCAAATGAAGTTCCACTTCCATTACATGCATCAGTATTAGTATCCCATCCAGTTACGTTTACACCGTCAAATGAGGCAGCTCTTAGTTCATAGAATACCTCAGGAACCGGGGTGGGTGTAGGTGTAGGAGTTGTAGCTCCAGCACACGACTGTACTACTCCGCCGCCGATGCCGCTGGTGTTAATTAAAAGCGCATAAGTTGGATCTGGTCCAGTTGAATCTGCTGCGTGGAATAGTGTTGTACTTGTAAATTCAGTCCCTGGATCGAATGTATCTGTAGTGTAAATTGTTACTGGGTTACCTGCATCTATATACGAAATAAGTTCAGAAAAAGAAGTTCCTATACTTGAAGTAAAGAATACTCTTGTACCTAAAACAGCGTTATCACAAGCATCAAATTCATTACTGTACCCTGTGGAATCTATATAGAAATCAGCCCACTGCTGAACATATGTAGGGGTAGGGGTTGGGGTATCAGTAGCTGTTGCTGTTGCAGTAGCGGTAGCTGTTGCAGTAGCTGTTGCAGTAGCGGTAGCTGTTGCTGTTACAGTAGGAGTTGGAGTAGAAGGAACACTATATGTACCCACAGTTTGACCTGAGCATACTCCAGTTTCTGAAGTTACTGTGAAGGTATCTTCAGAGGTAGTGTAAACATATTCATACCCAGCACCTGTTGAAGTTAGCTGCGAAAATGTTATACCTGTTACTGCAGTATTATTTGCTCCCTGTACTGTAAACGTGTCACTAATGCCGTAACTTGTACCGGAAAAATCTACTTTTATTGTTGCTGAAAATGACATACCTGTTTAATGATAAATATATAATTATTTGATTTTATACTGGTCCTCCAGTACATGGATCACTTCCTGAACTAGTGAATGAGCTTCCATTCCAGAATCTCCAGGTGGTGTTGTCTGCTAAAAGGTAGTAGCCGGGAGACGCATTATTAGTTGTACCTTGATTATATAGCACACTAGCAGAACTAAAAGCTGGTTGGTCTCCGTCATAGGTTACTAAAGAACTATTACAAGTAGGAGTAGGAGTAGGTGTTGGGGTAGGGACAGAGCAGTCAAATGTCTGTGTAATATCTCCTGAACTATCTATTAATACAACATCTGTCGTACCTTGTAATTGGTACCAGGTATTTCCCCCTGGGAATGGTATGGTTTGATCTATATTGGTATAAAGAGGTGAAGTAGTCCCGGGTGCTCTGTAAAGGTTCACTATACTTGTTCCCCCGGTTCCACTACAAGCGTCTCCTGAAGAGGACCATCCACCGCCTCCAGATTGTTCATATATCAGCACATTTTCTACAGTGGGTGTAGGTGTTGGGGTTGGGGTAGCGTTAAAACATCCTGTACCAATAGGACCGGATAGGTTAGTTACAATAGTGCCTGGTAAAGTTGTGGATGTACCGTCGTAAATAAAGTTGTCAATACCATCAGTATACCTATCGTTTATACTTGGTTCAGAAGGTAGTGTTTGGAACACTAAAGCTGTTGTTGTACAATTTTCAAATCTATAATAAGTAGGGGCCGGAGATGTCGTAGCTGTTTCGGTAGGTGTGGTTGTAGGTGTAGCTGTTTCGGTAGGTGTGGGTGTAGGTGTAGCTGTTTCGGTGGGTGTGGGTGTAGGTGTAGCTGTTTCGGTAGCTGTGGGTGTTGGGGTTGCTGCTGTGGGTGTTGGGGTTGGGGTCGATGGTGTACCGTTTATATTTTCAGCAGTTACTGTACCTTGACATACGGCAGTAGCTGTTGGGGTTGGGGTTACGTTTATATTATCTACAATCACTGGTGCTTGACAGTTTGTAGTAGTGCCTACTTTGAAAAAAGAAGTATTAGGGTTCGTATATTTAAAAGGATTTTCATCATTTAGTTCTCCTGTGGATAAGACTATACCGCTTCCAGATAATTCACCGTCGTACTTAGCTTCATTATGTGTATGGTAGGATAATAGGGCGGGGCCAAAAGGTGTCATAGCTGACGAGCTGTAGGCTGTATCTTTTTCTCCTCCTCCTATTTCATATACTTGTCCATGACTACCGCTTGTAGTTCCTATAGAGATAGACCCGGTTAACGTAAGATCCCCTACTAATTGTTTTTTAAGTAAGCTAAAATTCTGATTGTCTGTTTTAAGGTATGAACCAGATAAATATTCTCTGTCACTACTCTTAACCTGTACTTGTTTTACTTTAGAACGCTCTAATAAGTGAGGCTTAATAATAATACCGGTACTAACGTTTGCTCTAGCAGGTAGAAAATCTGTGATAGTTTTAAATAAAACGTTATCGTAGAACTTAATAATTCTAACAAAGTCTTTAATATCGTACGGTGTAGAAGATATAGGAGTTAAATACTCTTTAGCTTTTGCTATCAATGCATCATAGCTAGACGACTGATCTAATCTAGGGTCTCCTAACACATCCTCTATATCAAATCCGTCTAGAGAAGCAGAGGCTAAAGTAAGATTATTTAAATAGTTTGCAGGTGAAAATCCAGCTTCTATTAAATTATAGTCTTTAGCATATTTACTATTAGCTTTTTGGATACTAGAGTATTGAGAAAGAACATTTCCTTCTATAATACTACCGGTATTGTCTATTTTAATTCTATCTGAAGACGAAGTAACGTATTGATCTCCTCCTAAGTTAAAACTCCCTGAGATTGTTCCTCCTATTTGATTAATAGTTAAGCCGGAATGTGATCCTGATGAGTATAAAGAGGGTATACCAAATGTAGATAGAAGGGCTCTAACTCCCCTTTCTGTTCCTTTGGCTTTAGTTAAAAGAGGAAGGTTATGATATAATCTTTTATATATTTCCTTTCTATAATTTTCTTCAGAAGTAGATTGATCAGATCCTGTTATAAATGAAGCAGAAGGTAAGCGGCTACCAAACTCTTCCGAGGTCATTTCATAAAAATTTCCTGTAAATATATTAAAGAGCTCTTGGGTAGATTTATTACTACTGTATAGTTTTACTCCAAAATTCTTTAAAGCATCTTGAATAAGGTCTTTAGAGATTCCGTGATCTAATCTATTATCTCCATCGTACTTATCGCTTACAGCTTTAGTATACAGCCATAGATTGTCAAAGTGTTGACCAATCATATGGATGAACTTAAGGTATTTGGTATTATTTGGATCTTCCCTTAAAAACTCAGGTATGGTATTTTCTAATGAATGCGGGTTGCTACTATCAAAAACAGAAGCAGATGTTAGTTGTGTTTCATACCAAGAACCGGAACCGGTTGCAGCTGAACCTGTAACTAAGGTGTAGGGTTTTCTAACCCCAGTTTTAGGCCATGAGTACGAACTACTTTCATAATATAAAAACCTGTCGTAGTGGTCAAAATTACTAAGTATATTATTAATTAGTCCGTCGTAATATTCTCTACTTCCCGTAATACCTCCTTCGGTATTATTTGCTGTATAGATAGAGTTGCTTTGAGACCGGTATGTTTGAATAAGATCAAACTTATACTTAAAATTCTCTAATCTCTCTTGAGCTGAAGAAAAATTTATAAAGTTAGTATAGTCGCTGTAATCTATACTTAATTCTGCTCCCTTTTCTTCAAATGCTGATTTAACTTCATAAAAAGAGCTTGTAACTGGATAGCCGAACAGCTCTCCTATATTAAAGAACTGTGTAGGCTGTTCTGTATCTTCTTCTACATTTACATTAAAGTTAGGACCTTTAAGGTAAGTAGGTTTAATTACCTCAGATATAAGTTCTGCAAAAGCTTGATATCCTATTGAATTTGCAACCTTCTGACTAATATTCAGTGGTGTCTTAGCTACAACGTCTTCAGGTAGTGGATTATATAGTTTAATAATTATAGATTCTCCTCCTTTATACGGTAGGGTGTCTATATTTGTAATTATTAAAAGTCTATTTTCACCAAGGTTTAGGTAGTACTGAGGAGAATCTGGTATATCTAAGTTTAGTTTGATCTTAGATGTAGTCTCCAAAAGAACTGTGTTATTTAATACCGTACTAAGTAGTCTTACTTCTTTTCGATCAGAAGATATTTCTTCAATAAAGAAAGGAGAATTAAGGTCTTTGTTAGTATATGGATTATTAATAAAGTTATATACGAGATATATGTCCCCAAAAGTGTAACCTTTACTTACTAAATCATCTTGAACTCTTAAAGATACCGTGTTTAACGTACCGTTATTTGCAGTTTCAGAATCTTGATTAGTTTGCTGATTAGGAGTTGCTAATGTTGAATCTAGTAATCTTCCGTCTAATGAGTAGTAATGAACTTCTATTAAGTCTTTTCTTTGATCAAATAACGAGTTAATATTAAAATTATCAATAAGAATACTATCTTTCTCAGAAAGAGCATCACTGTTAAAAACAGTATTAAGGTCTATTTCAGAAAAAGTATACTTATAGTTACCCATTGGTTTGTGTCTGTATTTCTATCAACTGCTGATTTGCTGTTAGTAATCTTTCTCTGAGTTCATTTATTTCATCTAGAAGCGGCTGTATTTCTTCATTATCCTGTATAACCTGTACTAGTTTAGAACTTTCTTCTATAAAATAAGTATGTGATTGTGGTCCTTTCAAAGGAATATCAAGATACAACTTGTTATACAGTCTAAATAATTCTTGAATAGTATCTCCTGCTTCTTGGTCAGTTTCTCTTACAAAAGTAGTAAACTCTCTAGATACTACTTTAGAAAATTGATCCTTTTGCTGTACAGTTTTTATCAATTTAACTTTTTCAGCCATTTCTTACAACTTTAAAAGTATCCTTGTTATCTATAACTACTGTACTTCCGTCTAATTCTGTTTTTACTAATACCCTATAGTACCTTTCAGGTTGTATACCGTCCATGTAGATATCGAAGTAAGGTCCATTAGCATCACAGCTTATCTTAGTACTACCGGTGTTAAAAGGAACTAACATCTCCTCTGTAAATTCATCTCTAAGACCCCAATACGACGCTGTTGGTAAAGCGTAGTTAGTTGAGTATGCAGAAGATGTAGTAAATGTACGGGCGGGGTATTTAGGCCTAGCTTTTAGTCTAAATCTTTGTTTACCTTCGTCTACATACCTGCCTTTATTATTTGTCAACTCAATAACTGATTCAGAAGAGTTAAGTATAGATAGCGAACCTGTTTCATATATACTATCGTCCCAAGCAAATTCTAGATAAGGAGGGTAAATGGTGTTAGTATCACTACTAAAGTATTTTAACCTAATCGAAGCAGTGGTATTGAATTCTAAATCGTTAGGCAGTTTAACAATATATCCACTGTTAACTATTGATTCACTATAGTGTTGGAGTACTGCTGGAGTAATGTTGACATGAATGTCATGTTCAGCAGTAATTTGAAAAGTTTGAGATGCGTGTAGATCAACTCCATTAGAAGCAGTTAACCAAGAACCTCCTCCGCCTTCGTATGTTTCAGTATAATACCAATCTACAAATTGAGGTATAGAAGCTGTTTCATAGGTTATATCATTAGTCCATCTTGCACCGGCAGGTGCGTTATCTATAACTGTTTGTGCATTTCGATATATCCAACTTACCCCAGATTTATCTGTAGGTATATCTCCAAATTTTCCGACTCCGTTTATCCATGAATCATAAACCGGGTATACATTTATTGAGTAGCTTTGAGGGAGTTCGTAAGCTGATGCTAAATTTACGTGTAAATTAGCCTGGAAAGTATTATTTCCGATTTTATTATTAACAGCGTTCTGAATCTCCTGAGTGTTATATTTAAATAACATTCGAGATGTTTGTCCAACTCCAGCTACGGGGTATCCTCCAAGCTCTAAGACTTCGTCTCGACCGGCATTACCTTGAATATCTTCTGTATAGATAAAAGTGTCGCTTTCAGGAAAAATTCTATATACTGCCATGTTATAATACTGTTACTCGTCCTTTTATATCTTGATCTGGGTATTTTACTTCAAATATACACGGGTCAAAAGATGGGTATACTATATTATTTCTAGTTGCACCTTTGATATCGTACGCATATTGTGAGTAAGTAGACCCTGTGCTATCTTGTTTATTTGTAATTTCTACTTTCTGTACTGTCTGTACCCCTTTTATCTTATCCAGAACTGTAAAAATTTTAGTCAAATTGATCGGCTGATTAATATTCCATTTGCTTATATTAAAATGCTCTTTTAATGTATTACTACACTGTAAAAGAACATCTCTCCCAGAGTAATTCGGTCTTACTATAATCTCATATTCGACTCCTATATTAACTACAAAAGAGTCTTTTATATTTATAGAATCAGTTACCGGTATATATTCAGATAGGTAGGTTCGTAGATTGGACTTTAAAGTGGGTCCGGCCGGGATTAATTTTTTACTGTTATCGTATCCTAAAATGTATAAACTCAAAGCAAAAGGATTGTATGAAGTAAGGTCACTAGGATTAGAATTAGAAAGCTGTTCTTGAGTTACATACGCCTTAGCAATGCTACCAAACCTGGGAGGTAGAGATAATGCCCTAACAGTATAATCTTGAGTAGTTACAGTCCTTTTTTGTTCGCTAAAAGATCTTAAACTATTCTCTCTTAATTCTTCTACCGTATCCCCATCTCTTCCTCCTTGTGCAGGAGATGGATTATTAACTGTAGGGTATGTAGACGTTCCTGGGTTTATAGTAGCTCCTCCTGTGGTGGTAATTCCTACCGTATTTGATGTATCGAGAAGGGTTATAGAGTTAGCAGGAACGTTCGCCGTAACTCCTCCTCCTTTCAGGTACCTAACTCTAAGGGTTGTACCCGCTACAGGTGCTATTCCGTAAGCTTTGCTGTAAGTAAAGTTAGATGGATCGTATGCTTTATCTAATTGTGACTCTCTAAACTCGCTTCCTAATCCTACATTAAAAGGGTCTGGTAAAATAGTAGAGTCGTCGCTGGTGTTTGTACCTGCCCCGAATTGAAGTTGTAGAAAACCTGAGGATAGGTGTCTTGTTACAAATCTTTTAGGTACTTTTTTTAGTATTAAATTTTTAGGAGTTAGAGAAGAATCTGTTGATTTATTTTTTTCATCACTAAAGATTGTATCCTGACCTAAAAAAGGTACTTCGTACCACTGATCTTGTTCAGTTCCACCGGAAACTTCAAATACATCTAATACTCCTACTATATCTGTATCCTGAAGGGTAAGTGTTAAAAATTTTTGGGTAGAGGAAATAGTAAATTCCTGTTCAACTATTTCGCTAGAAAATACTTCTGCTGTTTTCTTTAACCTATATTTGAGAGGACTGTTGTTACCGTCATCTGTTAATTCAGAAATTATTATATCTGTAGGGTCAAATGAGCTAGAAAAAGAAAAATCAATACTCTTATCTAATAGAAATTTTGTTTGAGAATTATCTGTTGATGTTAAAATAGTGTTCTGCGGTATTATAGCAGCTTGACTCCAACTGGGGAAGTAATTACCTGTAGATAAATCAGCGTCTATAATTTGGGTAAATTCTACTGTTACTGTAGAGACTCCTGTGGTCTTTGGTCTATAGCCCATCATGTAGGCTAAAGAGTAGAGGTTTTTAGGATCTTTAGCGTGTGTAAGAAAAGTTTCCTGTAGCTGTGTGTCTTGGTAAAAAGAAAGTACATCTCCAACATAAGATGCCATTTCAATAAACATCATACCGGGAGATGTAGTAGAGAAATCGTTATACGTATCCGGAAAGTAATTTTTAGTATACTCAATAAGTTGAGTTCTAAAATCGTCAAATTCTCTATTAATGTATTTGATATCTCTTTCTTGAGCCATTACTGTTCAATATTAATTAAGAGTTCATCCTCTATATTTGTATTTATAATGTCATATTTTAAATAGACTCTAAAAGAATTTCTATCCGGATCTCCGGTTATTTCAAAAATTATAGGTCTAATCCTAGGAAAGAATAATTCAAGCTCAGATGTAATCTGCTCCTTTAAATTATCCACTTTATCCTGCGTTAGGTTTTCAAATAGTAAAAGTCTAATATTAGATCCAAAATTTGGATTAAGATACCTTTCTCCTTTATTGGTTAAAAAGTAATTTACTAGATTGGCCTTAGTAGCTTCTCTAGTAGTGTATGTTGTATTGAACACAGCATTCCCAGTAAACGGTAAATTAACTCCTACCCCTACAGAAGACCTAAGATCTAATGGATCAATCTGTGTTACTTTTATTGCCATTTTATAGTTGACCTAGTCTTTGTTTATCTTTTTTAATTGATGCGTCAAAAACACTTTTAGCTTTATTTACAAAGTCTAGTTTACTAATATCAATACCGGGCTGTACTCCTGTCATACCCATTTGACTTGCCATAGAGGAAGCAAAGCTAGGTTTAGAAACCATATCAGAAGTACCTGTAAATACTTGTTGGTAATCTTCATTAGTCATACTCTTTTGAGTCTGCTGTAACATAGAATTAATTGATTCATTTTTACTAAACTCTATGTTAGTAGATTTAGGTGGAGTTTTAAGTCCTATTAATTCAGCTAACTCTTGTTTTGACGGCTTTTTTGGTGCGCTCCACTCAGATGTACCTGGCTGTGGAGCCGGTTGCATACCTGATGGAGTGCTAGCTATTTTAACTGCTTCGGTGAGTACATCCTGTAACTCTTCCTTAACAGCTGCTCGTACTTCTTCTCTGATTATCTTTCTTAGTTGATCGATTTTCATATATATAAATAGTTAAGTTATGGAAGTTGATTTTCTATTCTAAACTTTATTTCGTCAATTAGTACTTGAGTTCGTGTAGCAAAAGAAGATGGACCTGTTAAAACGGTTATTCCTCTAAAATCTTGAGCTATAGCTTGACGACGGGGGGCAATTTCGGGGGAGTTAGGATCGTTAATAACCTTAATAGTGTACGTTCTACCTGATGAGCTTGTGTAGCTTATACCAATAAGGCTTGGATCTTGAGGAAGCCTCGACTCTAAGTTATCTAAAATACCTTTTCTATCTTCATCAGATAAATCCTGATTTTCATAACACGCTTGAGTTAGAGCTTCTAGTTGATTTAGTTGATTTTTTACCGGTGTTAGTACTCCTTGTGCAGCAGATATTCCAGCAGATATAGCTCTGCCTTCATCATTTAAAACCTCTACTAGGTTTCTAGCCCATTGAAGTATAGCAGAATCTTTATTTAGCATTCCTCTAGTGGGTTGTAGCACTGTGGCTGGTGTAAAGGGTATTACAGACACAGGGCTTAAAATTCCGTTTATTACTACCGGAGGTAGAGGATTCGTAGATAGTATTTCTATTAGTAAATTTCCTCCTACGATTGCAGGTTGTAGTTGATCTGCAATTTTATTTGCTTGAGATATTTTTTTCTCAGCATCATTTATAACAGGACGGGTAGTTTGTATAAAGCTAGTAATAGTCTTAAGAATATCCGGAGGGGGGCATTCGGTGAGCAGTAGTTCTAACTTTTTTCTAATTTCTCCCTGAATTCGGGTTATAATAATAGCTTGACCTTTAGCTAATCCTACATTAACAAACTCGTTTAGTTTAGGTCTTATGTTAACTGGGATAGCCATTATTCTGTAAATACTTTTTTAGATTTTAGTAAAGAATCTCCATTAGGGTTTATTTGATTTTGTAAGCTTTTAATTGTAGCTTCTAACGTATAGCCGTTAACATTTAAACTAGGAATAGCTTTTTGATCAACTGTCCTTGCAGATTTTAATGCATCAGCTAAAGTTCCTAAAGTTCCTAATAGGACATCTAAAAATAATTCAGTTTGATTTCCTAGTAAAACGGGCTGTAATTCAAATCTTAAAGCTTTTTCTCCTAAATATATTTTTTTAGCATCTAGCCCTATTGAGTCTACTCCGTCTATACTTACCTGCTTGGAAGTGATCCCAAAATTATTTTGAGAAGAAAATAAAATATCATCGTCATAAGCGTTAAAGTATAATCTTCCGCTATTAACTATAGCTTGTGCTCCTTTATAGTTTTTGGCTAAGACTGGTCGGTTTGCTGCTCCGGCGTATTTATCTCGAATTTGCTCTAAAGGGATAGTATGTTTAGATGTAAGGTATATGGATGTATCATCCTTATTTATATCTTCAATATACAGTTCTCTAGCGGAAGCGTCTTGATGCCCGTTGGTTAAAATAGTAATAGGAGATCCTTGATTGGATGAGTTGGTAAAGGGATTATTAAACGATCTTGCTCCTGTTAATCTTATAGACTGTCCATGACGACCTTGTAAAATTAAATCTCCATGAAATGGATATAGAGGTCTTTTTTCAGGATTTACTGGAAATTCATATCCGGGTGTAAGATCTGAGTTATCTAGTGTATCGTAAGAGGCGTTAAAGTTAGTATCGTTAAAAATACTTAACGGAGAAAGATAGTAAGTGGTTTTGGCATCTTTTTTATCTCCTCTTACTCCTTTAACAATAAACACTAGTTCGTTAACTAGAGGGCAAGTTTTTATAGTCTGATGTAAGGGAAAGGCGGGAGGTAGAGACTCGATGTTTGAAGTGTCAACATTTTTGTTAATAGGAGCATACTTAATTACTCCTATACTTTCTACCTTACCGTATTTTTCATATTCAGGGTGAGAGTCGTCTAAAATTACATCTTTAACTCTAACTAGAATTAGTGAGTTATCATTTAGTATCATCTTCTAAATTTTCATTTTCTGATTTCTCTATTTGCTGTTCTAAAGCTTCCTGTTCCTCTAATAAGTCTTGAAGGTCCGAAAAATCAAAATCTCCAGCTCCATCTCCTTTAGCTTGTGCTGTTTCTATACGTTGAACTACCGTCGCTAGCTTTATTAAATGCTCGTCATTCTTTACTCCTATTTCCATATATTCTTTTATCATAGGGACAATAAGAGTAGCGTCTCCTATACCTTCTATCAAAGGTTTAAGTTCATTTATAAGAGCTCTGACTTGCAGTTTGGTTTCTTTAGAGTTGTCGTATATTTCTCCAAAAAGGTCTGATAAGGTTTTTCCTTTGAAGATTTCTTTATCTAAACTCATAGTCTTTCTTTATAAATAGATTAGACGTAAGAATTTGTTAGTAACCCTAAATCGTATAATGCTTGATATTTTTTATTCCAACTATCCTTCAATATGTTAATAACTTTAGTAAGGGCTGGTGTATCACAATCGGTCATTTCCCGTATGTAAATGTAAAGAGCTTTTTTCTTGAAGATTTCTAAATCATTACGAGTTTTAAAAACTATAAGAACAGCGTCGGCTATCTGCTTTTCTGAGTCTTTAAAAAATAATTCATCTAAGTCTTCATAGACTTCCTCTACCCACTCGTCTAAAATTCTAGATAAAGTCTTTTTGCTGACAGAGTCTTCGTCTAGGTCAGGTTCATAAGTCTCTTCCATTTCAGAGAATTGACCTATCTGTTTAAGTTTCTTATAGTTCTTGTTATTGTAGTTTATAAGCCAGCGCTTGACAATAGTCCCAAAATAAGAATAAGCCTTAGCTCCATTTGTTGGATCAAACTTATCAATCTTCTCTTCTAGTAATACAGATACTATCTCATGTTTTAAATCCTCAATACGGTCTACATCGGTGTAGTAAAACTTAAAAGTATGTATAATGTTCTCTGCTAGCTTATAAAACGGTAAATAAATATGCTCGGTAAAGATCTGGTTTCTATATTCCTGATCAACCGAATTATTGTATTTTACTATATAGTCTTCTGTCTCTTTTGTAAAGTAATTAGCTTTGCTTCTCTTCCTTGCCATAATTTTCTGGGAGCATGTATCGGTTTAGCTCGTCTTGAACGTATTTAAGTTGTTCGAAAAAATAACCGACCTCATCGTCTGACTGGAAGACCCCTTTCTCGTCAAGATTTTGCAGGTGCTTTTGACCTTCGTATATTGCGTTTGATATATTTTGAAGATACTGTGTCTGGTCACGCACAACATCTTCGTATTTTTCGTTTTTAATAATAAGATTACGTACAATATATAGTAAAACTGTACAGATAGCAACTAAAACCCCGGTAACTATGTAATTTATGTCCATTTTTTATAGATTTTTTAACATATTCGTAAGTCCTTCTGAGGAGTTTACCCGTTTTCCTGTAGAAGCTTGTGTTTTCTGGGCTTTCGGTTGAGTAGAACCGCCATTTTCCTTCCACATATCGTATTCTACCTTGGAAGCTAGGAAGTCTGCTGTATGTATTACTGAGACTATATTAGTTTTCTGCCTAGATGACTCCATATTACTGAAAAAGTATGCTTCATTAGCTTTATCAAATACACCATCATGTAGTCTGATGCCTAGCCACTCTTTTTGACTAACTGGAATGCCAAATTTCTGGAGAATAAACAGTGAACGATCTGGGATTAGCATAAAATCAAGCTCAGGATTATAGGTATACATTTCAGATAATTTATCTTGACGCCATTTATCAGTTTGAGGTATGTAATTTGGACGATCACCATCACCCATCTTACCTAAATCATGGAAGAGGCATTTCTTGATATAACCTCATTTGTTTCACCGCATACTCAACCACTCTATTAACATGATCCACGTATCCGCCAGGAAATGCACTATGGTACCATGTTTTAGAACTAGCAGGAGCCATAACATATGTATCCTCCATGTGTTTAATCATAGAAATACATGCTTCCTTACGGTCGGTAATGTAAGTTTCTATAATTTTAAGATGTTTTTCGTAATTTTTTTGGATCTTTTCGGCGGATAATGACATAACTCTTTATATATTTATATTATAATATATGTATATATTATATCTCTTTATTATTTTACTGTATATTATTATTAATATCTATATTTTATATATAATTATATATTCTATATTAGATATATAAAGAAGATAATAAAAATAATTCAAAGAATCAACTATTCTACAATAAATTTCTCTTTGTATCCTGATTTTTTAAGTGATAGGTCACCTGCATCCCATATAACCTCCATAAAAACCGTTATAGTATCACCTTTTAAGTGTGGTGGAAATGGTCCTAAAGTGCGTCTAGAAGAAAGAATAGTGTCTTTTTGCTTAAAATAAATTGAAGTATTCTGAGCAATATTAACTACCGTGCCTTTAAATTGAGTTAGATCAAGGTTTTTCCAATGGGTAGGTAGAGCTCCACCGGTAGATGTCCATTCTCCGGTAAAAGGTTTATAATAAGCCTGCTTCATAACAAGTGTATCCCCTATAACCCATGAGGTATCACTATCAAATTTAGCAGTAACTACCGATTCACCGTTATACTTATAAGGTCCGTTAGTAGGTGAAGCATTAATATCTAAGTGAAAATACGGATAATACTCTTGAGACCAGTCTAGAGATACATGGTAGTACCCATTTTTATCCAGTCTACCAGGAAATTGCATAGTAGCATAACAATTACCATCAGGGCAAACAAGGGAGACCTCGGTTTTAGTGCAAGAGAGTGCGGTTAGAGCTATTAACGGCCACGCCGCCGCGCGAAACGCGCGAAGTTGTCCCGCGAAACTATTTACGAATCCTTTGTAATCTACAGTAAGCTTTAATTTTTCCATATATAACCTTTATTAAACGTGACGTTGGATTGTGCGCTATATAACGCGTACGAGATACATTAGGTATCGCTCTCATTACTTTCTTCTTTTAAGTTAATTTTATACGGTCTACCTAACTTATTAACAACCTCTATTGCTGTTTCCGGTTGGAGGTAGAAAAACTCTCTATCACTATTAGCTCTAACACCTTGTGATTCTAAATAAATATGTATTTCTTTTTCTAACCTACCGGCATTTATACATGGAAATCCGTATTCAATAACAAAAGGTGTAGGGACTCCCGAATGTCTATCTAGCTCTCTTTTACGCTCTCCTAAATTCCTATCAGTCATTCCAATTTTCACCATACCGGGCATTGAAGGATTAGATAGAACATACACCCAGGTTGCATCATCTAAGCTAAAATCATCAGGCATTTCTAAAGCCCGGGTTGACCTGTTGGTGTAGTACGTAATAATATCCCATCTAGGATTGTCCGGATCCGGTTCCATTGTAAAATATTTTACTTCACCCCCGTATTGATCTTCCTCCACAGGGATATATTTTAAAGCCTGTTCTGGGGTGATACGTAAGATAGACGGCTTATACCCATGGCGGTATTCTAACTTTTGAGGTACAGGGTTATCGCTATACGGACGATTGAAAAAATCTTCTAGACTTTGATTAAAACTCATAACCTTTATTTTATACTTAAATATAGGATAAATAATTCAATTTACCAACTTTTCTCCCATAGAAGCTCTAACTAAATCCATGTACTGTTTTATTATAGCACATTTTTCATACATTTCTAATGTCTCAAAATAATATAACATAGTGTCCAAACCGAAAAGTACCTGTTGAACATCGTATGCCTCTCCTATTGAATAGATTGATTCAAATGAAGTACTGTCGATACGTAAGAGATATTGGTAGAGATTATTATAATACTTTAGTTTCACATTATCTCTTACTGCTTGGTATTCTTTAGGGTAAGATCTCATATACATACTATCCATCAACTGGTAATTCTCTAATCCTTTTATAACCATTCCTATAAGTACATACGGATTATTAAGAACGTCTTCTACTCCGTTCTCTCTGTACACCGCCTCATCTCCTTGTTCAAAGATTGAGAATAACGTATGTGGGTCTATAGGTTGCATTATACATAAATAGTTCTTATCTTAATGATATGAACGATACCCCCTATATACAAAAATTTTTCCCGGAAAATTTCCCCGGGTTTTATTGATTTTTTAACAAAAAGTTCTTATATTAAATGTATAATAAAAATTACGAGTTGTGGCTCACGATAATTTAGAAGATTTACTATGGGAGGCCGAGAGGCTGGGTATCCGAAAGGAAGTGCTCAAGAAAGCATCAAAGATTAAACAAAAGACCAATAAGCCTTCCAGAGATATCTACGATGACGCCTTCGATAAGGTAAAAAAGAAATTAGATAAAAAACGACGTACCTCTAAATAGAGGGATCTATTATATAAAAACGTTCATTAACATATTGTCCAAGATAAGAGATTTTATCTTCTATGACGATGTAAGGATAGGTAAGAGAAAAATTAACGTATTCACTGCTCTCTTCTTATTTGGGTATATTACGGTAGCAATCTACGTCTATGGATTTTTATGATAAGAATACACTATGATTAATATACCGGGTTACATTATTATTGCATTATGCTTGTATGGAATTTATATTGTGTGGAAGTGTAAGAAGTAGTACTAATATATAAATATATATTACTATATACCGAAATCTATCAGATATATGTTCTCTAGACAGGCGCAGCCACACCGACGACGTACCCGTTAGGGAACTATACTGTCAGTGTTATATCACCATGAGAGCAATATGACCGAAGACTGCCGGACGGATGCCCGTGGAAGGATGTATATGCCACCATAGAGGTCTTACCTACAGAAGATATATTCATACCAGTCATAGCCCATACATCATCTCTATATATACTATAAGAGGTACCAGTACCGTATGTATGACATGTAATATAGTAGTTAATAGGCATATCATCTGAATCTACACCATAAGATACTCTTAACTTATCTCCATCTTTAAGTCCATTAATACCATTGATGATGATGTTTGATGCTTTAATCTTGTCGTTGTAAGTCATAACCTTTATCTTTTTATCTTTTAACTTACCTTAATATAGTAACTATCTCCCATACTACCAACTAAATCCACATATATTTCCTTACAATGTATAAGCAATACCCCCTATCTTACTTACACTCTCTCCCGGCTGCCTATAGGGTCGGCTTACAAAGTGTAAGTGCTTTTGTATGGCCGGATGGCTCTATATAGAAAAAATTCCGGAAGGGACACACACAACCCTATCTCTTACCTTCTATCTTCCCTACACCATCCTATCTTCTTTCTATACAACCTTATA